GGGCCGTATGTCATATTTAAAAATGTTTTCATTTCTTGTCGTTGTTTTTGCATTTTTTTCTTAGCAACTACAGCTTCAATGGCACTTGCCTCTAATGAACTGCCTTTAAATATTTTTTGTAAATAAGACGGATTTTTTGTAGTTCTTTCTGCGTTGTCTATATCACTTGCTGCACCCATCCACCGCGATAAATCTTTGCCCATAGATTCAATATCACGCCCAACGGCAAATCCAGCCTTTAATGCTCCAAAAGCTTTTGATGCGGCTGTTAGTGCTAGTCCAATTGTGGCTGGATCCATTATTTCCTCAATGCTGCTTGTGTGTTTATACGATAAATATTGACATCATTACGATCTTCAGCAATTTGTTCTTGTGTTTTAGTCCTTTGTTGTGCCAATTCATACGCTTGTTGTAGCTTTGCTTGGTCAATTTGAAAATTCATCTGATCATTAGCCGCTTTTCTTTGCAATTCTGCCGTATCATTCTCTAACTCTTTCTTTCTTATCTCTACAAGAGGGTCTACAGGTTGTTGTGGTTGCAATGAAGGCAGAACTTCGTTCAATATTTCGCCAATTTGTTGTGCGATAGCCGCTTCAACTGCTGCTGGGTCAATTTGAGGAACCATTTCACCTTTTGCTTGTGCTTCTTGTATAGAAACTTGGAAGAATTTAGTTACTTGGTCTCTTGCCATCAGTCCAATATGTTCTTGAACATGTGCTTGAAGCAATGCAAACCCTTGTGGGTTAACTTGTGACGCTGGTGTAGCTAAAAATGACACATGAGCACGAACATGTGCCTCATGATCTTGCTCTGGAAACACTTGAAGAGGCATTGTTTTTATAGAATTACCATTTTCTGTTGCTGGATCTATCGGCTGAGGCTGTTGAGGCATGGGTAAAATACTGTCTATGTTCTTAATGTCCAATGCATCATACATTCTTCTAAAAGCTTCATACTGATTATGCAGTTGTGGTGCTTGTTGTGCCATTTGTAGTTGCGTTTGTGCCAGTGATAACCTTTGAGCCATAGAAAAAATGTTTGGATCGCTAACTGGCAGTATGTCAATACGCCCATCAAAGTCTTGTTGCATAACTTCTGGTGCAATATTGCCTACAAAATAAGGATAAGGAACAGGGTTTTCAGCAAAAATCTCACTTAACATACGAAATTCTTGCTTTTGTCCGTAATGTAATCTCTTGTGTATACTCGAAATTATCTTGGAACCCTGCTCAATCAACGCAACAGTCGTACCAACTGGTGCTTGTGAGTTGACATCTGCTACTTTTGCATCTGCCACTTGTGCAAATCGCCTTCCCGAATCTACAACGACCCCTAACAATTGTGCTAATGTTCCTGATGGTTCTTTATATGGTAATGGGATAATGGAATTTTTGAGATCTCCACCCGGTACATCGATATCTCGAAACTCGCCAGGATTAAGAGGCTCATCATCATTACGAATGCGAACACCACGAGCCTTAAAACCAGCTGGTAGATTTGATAACGTACCCGCATCAATTAACTGCCTTAGTATTGATGTGGCTGCACGAGACAACCCTCCAATTGTGTGTAGTAACCCAAAGCCATAAAAACCAAAACCTGGTAAAAATTTAAAATGTACGAAATATTGCCTCTTTCTTCTTAATGGATCTTGCTCTCTATAGTTTCTAACCACCGAAAGAACTTCACTTGAATTTTGATCAATGGTAACAATATAAGGGAGCATAACACCTGAAGGCTCCCCTTGAGGATCCATATCTTCAAAGCCTTCCAAGTCCAAATCCACATGGACTTCCAATAAGGTATAGACATCATCAGAATAATTTGGATGTAATCCTTGAAGTTCATCAGTTGTTTCTTGGATGTTTCCTTCATCCTCTCCAGAGTTTGTTGCAGATAGTTCCACATCTTTATACACTCCCGCCACTTGTAGTTTGCGAATATCATTATACGTCATTCGCACCATATGTGTAACCCTCTCTGCTGTTCTTACGTCAGATGCAGAATAAGGTACGATTAAATCTTCGGCGGGAACAAATTTTGAAACAGCTCTCTGCTTCGTTGGATCAAAATAAACTTTCTTAAATGTTGAACCTGTTAAAGGTAGGTAAAACAACATCTGATCAGTGTCTGGGTCAAACTCTTCCATGACTTCTGTAATCTGATAATTCATGAAATCTTTAATTCTTTGTGCTTGGTCTTCTGTCTCTTTTGTCGGCACACCTAATACATTTGTCTTTACAGGACCTCCACTCGGCAACATTTCTTTATACGCCTGTGATTGAAACTGCGTCACTGCCTCACTCAATAATGGATGAGTTACCCCACTCGCACCTAAAAACGGCTCACTTCTGTCTTCGTAATTAATACCAAGTAAATTAAGTCCCTTGGCAATGGCTTCTTCCCAATCTTGTCTTGACTCTAAATCCTCACGAACTTTACCTTGCAGTTCTGAAGAAAGAGAACTTAACACTGAATCATCTAAAACTTCAGCTAAATTTGCATCATGGTCATATGGCTCGGCAACAACTTCCATGGTCTCTTCTGTTATCATTTCCACGCCCTCTGGTAAATTGTCAATGGACGATGGAAGTTCAACATTTATTAATGAATCCTCTTCTGGAGTTAAAATGTTCGTTCCCCCTGGACCAGTGTCTTTTTCAACCATTCCTGCTATTTCTCGTTCTGCCATTAGTATACTCCTTTAAATGTACCACCACGATTTTTCATAACACCACCCATGTTCATTTTTTTAGTGATGTCTCCTCTGACAGTTCTTTTCGCTCTTCTGCCAGTTAAGACTCCCACTTTTGGACTAGCTATTTTTTTAGCTAACTTTTTTCCTTCGGCAATACTTTCTACTCTTATACTTTTTGATCCTTTTCTATCTACTTTATCAACAAATTTTCTTTGTGCTTCGTTAATAACACCTTTTTTAAGTAGTTTGTCTTGTTTTTCGTTAAGAATACTAGTGGGTATTCCTTTAGGGTCGTTAATTTTAAGTTGATATTTATTTCCAGCTTGATCTTTGTTAGGTAGAGGTATGAGACTGCCAAAACCTTTTTTTGTACCATCCTCTATAATAAAACCTTTAGTTTTACCAAACTGTCTAAATTTTAATTCTTCACTCAAGTGATCCTCGTTACTCTTTTTTTGCCTGGAGCCAGTATATCAGAAAATCTGTTCTTGACTATTCTTACTTTTCTGGTCGGCTTCTTGTTTAGTTTTCTTTTGATTTTAAAAAGTCTATTCATTAGAAAGTGCCTTTAAAAGTTCCCCCACGGTTCTTCATTACGCCACCCATGTTCATTCTTTTTAAAAATTTTCCTCTAGGGCCTGGGCCTCCTTTAATTGAAAAGTCTTTAGGATGTGCACCCATTCTAGGTTTAGTTTTTTTCTCTTCTGTTTTTAAAACACCTAGTTCACCTTTTGATGTTCTTCCCACTGGAATACCCGTTTTTAAAGAAGGTTTTTCTCCAGTTGCAAACTCTCTTTGTTTTGCATTATCTAAAGACGTAAAAAAATGTTTGCCCTTTGCATCTATACCAGTGCTCTTAAATACTTTAGTTTTACCAGTTTCTTTGTTTGTAACAGTGCGGGTTTGTTGTTCTTTTGTGTAAACACTCATTTATATGCTTCCTTTTTTAATTGTTTTTTTATTTAACTTTCGTCTTATTTTTTGTAGTCTGTTCATTAATAAGTGCCCTTAAATGTGCCGCCTCTGTTTTTCATTATTGCACCACCCATTTTGTTCTTTTTAATAAAAGGTGCGTCCCCTGTTATTTTTGCTATGAACTTCTCAAATTTAGTTTTTGGTGTTTTTTTAAATGCTTTTGGTTTTTTAAATGAATAATCTTTTGATAATTGTTTTCTTGTTTTAAACGGACCAGCCATTAGTATACTCCTTAATAATATTCTCTCGATTTACGAGGAAACCAGTCTTCACTAATATCCTCACCTTGAAGAGATACAAAACCACCTTGTCTGAAACGCATGATAGCCATAGTCATACTATCGCAGTAATCATCATGGTCTCCATTTGGAAACGAAGCGACCTCTTCTATAACTTCGTCTGCAAACTTTCGATTAGGATACCACACTTTTCCCGATTCGAAAACAGGCGAAACCATATGCATCCTCGTAACCTTATCTAAGTTACCCCCTTTACGTCTTCCAGGACTAAAAGTAACCACAGGTAAATTGATTAATCGCATCTCATCAGCCAAAGGTTGACCAGAACCCTTCGCCTCAATTAACATCATGTCGGGTTCCCAATATTCATTCTGTTCTATCGC